ATCCTGCCCCGTTGCATTTTTGCAACAGTCAATGTTGCATTTATATCACATGCACAAAAAGACAGAACCGACCTATTCCACATCATATTATATAATAGGCAGTATCAAAAAATATCATAGGCAACCCAAAGACAACAAAAAAGCATAATAAAAGTAAATCTTACACACAATATTAGTAAAACCCTAGTAAAATCAAAGACTTACACAATACAAACTATGCGACACGTATGACCCACTACCCCCCTAATACGTAGTATGTACAGCAATTACCCGAGATTAGGTAAATAGTTTCATATACCAGACGGCGGCTACTTACTTTAGATACAAAAAAAGCCCCTTATCGGGGCTAATGTAGAGAAATCAAGGGTTTAGTCCCTTATACCAGGGCTATCTACGTGCTCTTTTCTTTTTTGTTTTCGTGGAATTACTCTTTTCTTGTTCGTCTTCACGTAACTTTTGCATAAGAGCAAGTGCATCACTATCGGGTTTCGTTGTTTTGGGGAGTTTTTTGACAATGTATTCTCCTTTTTGGTATTTTAAAGGAGATTTGTACTCTTTTGTAAAGTACCATTGAGGGGTATTAGTAGTTTTTCTAAATATCTCGACCATAACACCTCGGGGGCTCTCTAAGGCACAAAAAAAAGCTTCCGAAGAAGCTTATAATGTTAACCTGAAAAAGAAAAAAAAGGGAAAAAAAGAAAAACATGGATTTTATACCAATTTTTCGGGACCTTGTCAACCCCCTAAATAAAAATAAATTTATATTGACAGGAATTTATATACAATTTTCCAATTATGTGGTATAATATGTGTATTATGACTGTACAACCACAATTCGGTTCTTTACTAGAACAAATTTGCTACGAATATGAGAAATACGGAAGATTTAAGACGCATATACCAAGCCACCACGTTATTTACATACGTGCGGCTTTAAAAGGACGTACTGGGAGAGACTTCAGCGTTGAGGAAATAGAAAAGGCATTGGTAGCGGAGGGTATGTCACAGTATGTATAGAGAGTAATCTCTATCAGCAAAGAAAGGCTTGATACTGTACTTATTCCTGAGGGGTTCGATGCAGTTACTCAAGTTTCGGGCGAGATTATACCAATGTCGGTCTCGCCCATTACTTTTAAGGATTAGAATGTTTCAAGCATTTGTATTAGCATGTTTAGCAACAAACCCGAATATATGTCAAACATTAGAAGATTTATACGGACCTTATGAAACTAAAAAGCAATGCACAACACGAGCATATGAGATAGCTGTTGAATTACCAGAGTATCTACCTAATTTTGTAGCTATGAAATACAAATGTGTAGATGTGGCAGACAAAAGAATAGATAAGAGTATATAATGGCAGGGATGAAAGGACATACCATAAAAGGAGGGCACAAGCGACCAACTAAAGCTGGTGCTGGTATGACTAAGAAAGGCGTTGCTAAATACAGACGAGAAAACCCTGGTAGTAAATTAAAGACTGCAGTCACTGGCAAAGTAAAGCCAGGAAGTAAAGCAGCCAAAAGAAGAAAGTCATTTTGTGCTAGAAGTGCAGGACAGATGAAGAAGTTTCCAAAAGCGGCAAAGAATCCTAATAGTCGCTTAAGACAGGCAAGGAGAAGATGGAAGTGTTAAAAGAGTTAAACTTCATATTATTTAAAATATTTAATGGTATCGGTAATAATTGTTATAGACGTTATGTAAAACTACTACACAAGTCACAAGGGAGAATTTAGTGCTACAAGCGTTAATAGGACCTTTGGCAAATTTAGCTGGGACTTGGTTTGAGAACAAAGTCGAGAAGACAAAAGCAGAAGGACAAGCTAAAGTCGCAGAGGCTCGTGCTCGTGCAACTGTTGCAGAAAAGGTTGCAGCAGGTGAAGTTGCATGGGAAGGTAAGATGGCAGATGCAACAGTGGATTCTTGGAAAGACGAATTTGCGTTAGTTGTGCTCTTAGCACCAGCGATTTTAGTTTTCATACCTGGAATGAAAGATTATGTTAAGGAGGGGTTTGATATATTGGCAACTTTGCCTGAGTGGTATCAATATCTTTTATATATTGCAATCAGTGCAAGTTTTGGAATCAAGGGAGTTGGACAAGCTGCAAAGATGTTCAAGAAGAAGTAAATGAATTTAATGGTACTACAAGATGAGATAGCGAATGACGAAGGAGTCGTTTATGAATTGTACCGATGCTCGTTAGGACATTTAACGGGGGGTATTGGACACCTTGTGACAGAGTGGGACGAAGAATATTATGGTATGCCCGTAGGGACAAAAGTGCCACATGAACAAGTTGATGCTTGGTTTGCTGTAGATATAAATAGAACACTACAGGATTGCAAAGAGATATTCCCAGACTTTAATGACTTACCAAATGAGGCACAACTGGTAATCGCTAATATGTGTTTCCAATTAGGGCGACCAAGATTAAGTAATTTTAAGAAGTTTATTGCTGCTGTAAATGACAGAGATTGGGTTAAGGCGGCTGACGAGATGGAAGATTCCAGGTGGTACAAACAGACCACAGCAAGAGCTGAAAGATTAATAGCTCGTATTATTACATTAGGAGTACCAGCATAATGGAAGAAATGACAAACGAAGATTTAAAAAAGGCATCAGATAGAAAATTTATGACAGAGTCCCGTAGAGCTGTGGGTAGAATTGGTAAAGATGATAAAATTGATACAAGTAAAATGAAGATGAAGCCTGATACATCTCAACAAGATTTAATTAGAGCCTATAGATTTAAAAACAATGTGCCCCCATCAACATCAGACGCTGATGTCCTTAAAATGATAAGACAGGGCACACCTGCAAAAAATAAGATGGGAGCCGCCAAACTTCCTAAAAAAGCTATTATGGAACTACCAACCAACGTGCCAAGATTAATGAGAGGTGCGAACTTAATGAATCCCGACAAAGCAGACTTAAATAAAGATGGTAAATTATCTGGTTATGAAAAAGCTAGGGGTAAAGCTATTGAAAAAAGTATGAAAGAACAAAAAGCCATGAGTGGTTTAGCCGTAGGTATAAAAAAAATTAAAAATAAATAAAGATTTGGGAGAAAGTAATGTCTGATAAAAAAAATCAAACCACTGGTAGTTTTTTAGGAGATTTAAAAAAAGCTATTACAGCTGGTGGTGCTAGTAAATTAACTAAAAAAGTCAGAGTAAAAAAAGGTGATACGTTAAGTGGTATAGCCAAAGCGAACAACACTACAATTAAGATGTTACAAAAATTAAATCCTACCATAAGCACAGAATATGGTTTTCAAGACACTAAAAAAGCTGAAGGTCAAAAGATGATGGGATTTAATAAAGAAACACTAATAGTTCCAGACCCACAATCTTTTCAGGGTGGCAGATTAAAACCAGTTAGAACAAAAAAGAAAGTCAATCCATATGAAGGTCAGACAAAAGCTGACATGGCAGAAATGAATAGAAAAATAATGGATGACAAAATGCTAAAAAGGCAACAAAAGAGAGTCAAAGATACGCCCGACAGAAGTAAAATGGCTGGAGGGGTATTTACAAAGAAAGCTAAACCAAGCATAATGGAGTTACCAACTAATTCTAGTAGAAGATAATATTAAGAATACCTGTGTATCAGGAAAAAACAAGTAGCAACATAAGGAGAAACCCATGGCTATGAAAAAAATGACTAAAGGTGCTGCCAATGGTGGCAAGAAGAAGAAAAAAAAGCCAATCAAAAAAATGCAGAGTGGCGGAATGAAAATGACCAAGGGCATGGCTCGTGGTGGTTCCAAAATGAAAACTAAGGGCATGGCTAGAGGCGGTTCTAAGATAAAAACCAAAGGCATGGCTAGAGGTGGAGCCAAAATGACTAAGGGCATGGCTAGAGGTGGAGCCAAAATGACTAAGGGATATGCGAGGGGCGGAGCAGTTAGACGTAGATAATGTCCTACCTTATAAGTAACGTACCTCATTTTAAGTGTTGGGTGCGTAGGGAGTTTACATGTAATCATCAAAGGTACCATGGAGATTTTCTTCATGCAATGGTTATAGCAGTAAACACCATCCCTGATAGGTCTTTAAGCTTCCAAGTTGTTTTCACTGGTTGCGAAGTAGACAGAGAAGATGGTCCTGATGAGAATGTTCATGGAGGAGCAATGTGGGCTAGAATGCCTATACAAGCCTTAGTCGCAGATATACCTGTAGACGAATGGGCAGAACCGATGGAAGACCATTTGTGTCAACCATGGGATTGCGAATCTAGGACACACAGTGTTGTAGTTATGGATAGGGTTAGTTCCTCGCCATGGTTATGTAAGATTGATAATCAGTTTCATCAAGGTAAGTATTTATTTACAGTTGATTATACAGAGAATGATATTGCAGATGACCCAGCACAACATAAGCAGTCTCATGTTTTGTATTTAACTGACGCAGGTAAGTGGACAGGTAACTTAGTAGCATTACCTAATAATAGAGTAAGAGCAACAAGTCCTGCACTATGGAGAACAGGAGAAGGTGCACCTGATTTTAGTCCTTCACAGTGGATACACTCTGCCGAGTCACATGAATCTTACTTAGACCCTACAATAACTTTTAACAATTTGTATTCAGATGGTAGCAAAGTTAGAAACAATAAGAAAAAAAATTAAGCAAAAGAAAAAGCTTGGTTTTTCGGAAAGAGCGAGAGCAGTCAATAAAGGGCTGCTTCCCTCTAAAGCTAAAAAGAGAAGAAAGACATAATGCCTCATTACACTAAACCATTAACTAAAGTAATAAAAGGTTTGAGGAAAGCATCTAAACTACATGCTGGTCAAGCCAAAACTTTAACTAAAATAGAAAAAGACCAAAGAAAAAGATATAAGAACACTCATGTCAAAAAGAAAAAAAAGTGACCCTAAAGTCGGGACAGGTAAAAAACCAAAAGGCTCAGGAAGACGTTTATATACAGACGAGAATCCTAAGGACACAGTCAGCATTAAATTTGCTACCCCGTCTGACGCCAGAGCAACAGTTGCAAAAGTTAAGAGGGTCAATAAGCCGTATGCGAGAAAGATACAAATACTTACAGTCATGGAGCAAAGAGCAAAAGTCATGGGAAAAAGCCAAGTCGTAAGTATAGCTAAAAAAGCAAAAGAGAGTTTAAAGAGGGCAAATGAACGAAAAAAGAAAAAATAGATGTAAGACTTGCGAATGTTACGATTGTGATACAGAGGAATGTAACTGTGACTGTCATAATGATAAGCCCACAGAAGAACAGTTAGAGTTAGATTTTGTTAATTAATGATTGAGTTTGTGCTTGTGTTTATGATGGGAGTAAGAGTAATAGACCAAACACAAACTTTCCAAGATATAGATAGATGTTTGTATTTTGCAGAACGACTAAACAAACAACCTTCTATACCACAAGAGGAAGGACCTAATTTACGAATAACTGCATATTGTAAACCAAAAAGGAAAAGATAATGTTAGCAGAATTAGCAGCAGCAAATGCAGCATTCGGGATAATAAAAAATTTTGTATCTAACGGGAAAGAACTTTCAGGTTGCGTAAAACAGATATCTGATTTTGTTTTCTCAAAAGAACAACTAGAAAAGAAAGCAAACAAGAAAAAAGCCAGTGGTGGTGGCTCAGACTTAGAAGAGTTTATGGCTCTTGAACAAATAAGAGAGAAAGAAGAAGAACTCAAGAAGATAATGATTTATCTAGGTAGACCTGGACTTTGGCAAGATTGGCAAAGGTTTCAAGCAGAGGCTAGAAAGTCAAGACGTTATCAAGAAAAGATGGCAGAGAAGCGTAGGCAGGAACTTATAGAATATGCAGGATATGGAATAGGTTTTATAATTTTAGTATTCTTCGCAGGTGTATTAGCATGGTTTGTAGGTAAATGGACAGGAAAATTTTAACACCTTGTATAGGAATCTGTAAACTCAAAGATGATATTTGCATAGGATGCAAAAGAACAATAGAAGAGATAAAAGAAGCATATGATAAATTGGTTAATAAAACTTATAACATCTAATACTAAAATAGGTATAGCAACTGCACAAGAGTTGGCTAAACACAGACTTCATACAACTAAGTATGAAGACTTATGCATGTAGAAGGAGTATCACATGGCAGCAAAAAAGAAAAAAACTGGTGGTTCTAAACCAAAGAACCCTGCATTATACGCAAGAGTAAAAGCAGAAGCTAAGCGTAAATTTAAGGTCTACCCATCAGCGTACGCAAATGCTTGGTTAGTTAGAACATATAAGAAACGTGGTGGTACATACTAATGGCTAAACCTACAGGTGGCTTAACTAAGTGGTTCAAAGAAGATTGGCGTGATGTTAAAACAGGTAAAAAATGTGGCAGGTCAGGCAAAGAAAAAAAGTCTCGACCATATCCTGCCTGTAGACCCAAAGCAGTAGCAGGTAGAATTAGTAAGTCAGAAGCTAGAAAAAAGACAGGACCTAAAGCCGTTAAGTGGTCAGTCACAGCTTCTGGTAGAAAAAGAAAGACTACACGTAAAAAGAAATGAAACGAAACTATAGAAAAGAGTACGACAGGTACCACGCTAAGCCAAAACAAAAAAAGAGAAGGGCATCAAGAAATGCGGCTCGGGCAATCATGGCAAAGCGTGGGCTAGTCACTAAAGGTGATGGCAAAGACGTACATCACACCACAGGTAATCCCATGAACAATAAAAAGACTAAATTATCTGTAAAAACAAAAAGCAAAAATCGTTCTTTTGCTAGAACCAAAACAGCTAGAAAGAAGAATCCTCGTGCATAAAGAATTAACAGAATTACAAAATAAATTCTTAGATGCTTTGTTTGGTCCTGCTAAAGGTAATCATGCTAAGGCTATGAAGATTGCAGGGTATTCAGAGTCAACTAATCCACATCATGTAATTAACTCAGTGCGTAAGCACATAATTGAAAGAGCAGAATTAGAGATGGCAGTCAATGCTCCTAAAGCTGTATTATCAATGGTAGGAGTCATTGATGACCCATCTGCCATCGGTAATAGAGAAAGACTAGCAGCTTCTCAACAGATACTTGATAGAGTTGGTTTATCAAAGGTAGAGAAGCTAAACGTCACATCAGATAAGCCGATGGGCGTATTTATTTTACCAGCAAAGACAGATGACAATAGCACAGAAACTGAACCCAACCAGTAGATATAGAACACTTAAAGGTCCAACAATTCCTTGGGGATACGAAGCAAATAGCATCGACCCACATTTATTAGAGCCAGTAGATGAACAACTAGAAGCGTTATCAATGGCAGAAGATTATTTAAAAGAGTCTTCTTACCCAGAGGTAGCAAGATGGCTCACAGAATACACAGGACGTAGCATAACACCTATGGGTTTATGGAAACGTATAAAGACAGACAAAACAGATAGACGAAGGTATGCTGAACAAAAAAGCCGCACCGCCAAGACCGAAGCTGAAGGCAACATCAAAGCCCAAGCCTTTAACTAAAGAAGAAAAAGAATTAGTTAAAGCCAAGAAACAACAAAGGTCTGCACGAGTGCGTTTAAACATAGCACAACGTAAAATAGCTAATATAGCTAGGAGCACAGAAGATAATGACATTGCAGAGAAAGCTACAGAGAGTTTGCCTGAAACTTATTCTGTCCAGGAGGAACCAAGTCAGACAGTATTATTTGAACCAAATCCAGGACCACAGACAAATTTTTTAGCTGCCCCTGAAAGAGAAGTATTATATGGAGGAGCTGCTGGAGGAGGTAAGACGTATAGTTTAATAGTAGACCCGTTACGTTACTGTAACAACTCCAACATGAACGCTCTTATACTAAGACGTACAAATGACGAACTAAGAGAGATTATACACAAATCCCAAGAAATGTATCCAAAAGCTTTTCCTGGGGCTAAATGGATGGAAAAGAAAAGTCAATGGACTTTCCCATCTGGAGCTAGAATATGGATGACGTATCTTGAACAAGAAAAAGACGTTTTAAGATATCAGGGACAAGCATTTACATATATTGGTTTTGATGAGTTGACACAGTACCCTACGCCGTACGCTTGGGATTACTTACGTTCTCGTCTAAGAACTGCAGACCCGTCACTACCTGTATATATGAGAGGCACAACAAACCCTGGGGGACCAGGACATCAATGGGTTAAGAAGATGTTTATAGACCCAGCCCCAGCTAACAAGTCTTTTTGGGCAACAGATATTACAACAGGGGAAGTATTAAAGTATCCTAAACATCATTCAAAGGCAGACCAGCCTTTATTTAAAAGAAGATTCATACCTGCTAAATTAACAGATAATCCATTTTTATATGAGCAGGGGGACTATGAAGCGATGCTGTTATCTCTACCCGAGACACAGCGTAGACAATTATTGGAGGGAAGTTGGGATGTTGCAGAAGGTGCGGCGTTTGCTGAGTTCGATAGAAAATATCACGTTACGGATGTATTTACTATTCCAGACAACTGGAGAAAATTTAGGGCGTGCGACTATGGATATTCTTCGTACTCTGCAGTCTTATGGTTTGCAGTTGACCCAGCTACTGAACAACTGGTGGTCTATCGTGAAATGTACGTGTCAAAGTATACTGCAAAAGATTTGGCGTTTTCTATCTTGGATGCAGAAAGAAATGATGGACAAATATCGTATGGTGTGCTCGACAGTTCGTGTTGGCATAAAAGAGGTGATACGGGTCCTTCCTTGGCGGAACAAATGATTTCAGTTGGTTGCCGTTGGCGACCAGCAGACAGAAGTAAAGGTAGTCGTGTGGCAGGTAAAAACGAATTACATAGAAGACTACAAGTTGATGAGGTCAGCGAGAATGCAGGCATAGTTATATTTAATAACTGCGTAAATTTAATAGCACAACTGCCTGTAATACCTTTAGATAAAAGTAATTCTGAAGATGTAGATACAAAAGCAGAGGACCATTTGTACGATGCTTTGCGATATGGTATAATGACCCGACCTAGGTCAAAATCTATATTTGATTATGACCCAGCAGCGATGCCTAAAAAATGGACTCCTGCAGATAGAGTATTTGGATATTAAACATGGAAAATGAAAACGAAAACATAGAAGATTTAGTATTCGTCCCAAAAGACCCTAAGGATGAACTAGCAGCTTATATAATTGAAAAATTTAAATCTGCAGAAGATGCTAGACTATATGATGAACAAAGATGGCTAAACTCATACAGACAATATAGAGGCTTATACACGAACGATACTCAGTTTACAGAAACAGAAAAATCACAAGTATTTATCAAGATAACTAAAACAAAAGTTCTTGCAGCTTATGGACAAATCATAGATGTATTATTTGCAGGACAAAGATTTCCTTTAGGGGTAGAAGCTACTCGCATTCCTGAAGGCGTAACCGAGTCTGTAAACTTTGACCCGAAAGACCCTGCTAGTGCAATGGATGAGTTAAGTAATGTATATGGTTTCCCTGGCGATGGACAGGATTTACCTAGAGGGGCTACAAAAGAATCCTTAGAAGAGATGAGACTCGGAGCTTTTGAAGATGATTTAGAAAGTATAAAAGACAAACTAAGGTCAGGTTCAGGATTAACACCTACATCACAAACATATTACCCTGCACAAAAAGCAGCTAAAAGAATGGAAAAGACTATTCTTGACCAGTTAGAGGAGTCAAATGCATCTAAACATTTAAGAACAGTTGCTTTTGAAATGGCTCTATTTGGTACAGGAATAATCAAAGGACCTTTTGCTTTTGACAAAGAAAGGGCTAACTGGGATGAAGAAGGTAATTATTCACCAGAAAGTAAAACTGTTCCAAGAGTTGAGTCTGTATCAACTTGGAACTTTTATCCTGACTATGATGCTAATAACATGTCTGAAGCAGAGTACGTTATAGAACGTCATAAATTAAGTTATTCAGAATTACGTAACCTTAAAAAAAGACCTTACTTTGATACAGAAGCTGTAGATGAATGTGCAGAGATGGGGTACAATTACACACGTAAATGGTGGGAAACAGACTTAAGAGATAATGAAACTCAGTATGACGTAGATAGATTTGAGGTACTAGAGTTCTGGGGCAACATAGATAAAACTATGGCGGAAGCTTCAGGGTTAGAAATACCAAAAGAGTTTGAGGATGTAGACACACTACAAGTTAATGTATGGGTATGTAATAGTAAAATACTTAGATTAGTTGTAAATCCATTTACACCTAAACGTATTCCTTATTGTGCAGCTCCGTTTGAGCTAAATCCATATAGTTTCTTTGGTGTAGGATTAGCTGAGAATATGTCAGATACACAAACACTTATGAATGGTTTTATGAGAATGGCAGTTGATAACGCTGTATTATCAGGTAACTTAGTGTTTGAGATTGATGAAACTAACTTAGTCCCAGGACAAGACCTACAGGTATTTCCAGGCAAAGTATTTAGACGACAAGGTGGTGCTCCTGGACAAGCATTATTTGGAACTAAATACCCTAACGTAAGCACAGAGAATATGATGATGTTTGATAAAGCACGAGCATTAGCTGATGATGCAACGGGCATACCATCTTATTCACATGGACAGACAGGTGTTGCAGGCACAGGTAGAACTGCGGCTGGTATCAGCATGCTGATGGGAGCAGCTCAACTTAGTATTAAGAGTGTTGTAAAAAACTTAGATGATTATTTACTACAACCATTAGGCGAAGCACTATTTGCATTTAATATGCAGTTTGACTTTGATAAAGAAGCTAGAGGTGACTTGGAGATAAAAGCCCGAGGCACAGAAAGTCTTATGAAGAATGAAGTAAGAAGTCAAAGACTTCTACAGTTACTTCAGATGTCAGGCAATGCTGCCGTAGCACCATACTTAAAAATACCAGTAATATTAAGAGAGCTTGGACATGCTATGGACTTAGATGCAGAGAAACTTATTAATGATGAAAGAGAAGCATTTAAACAAGCAGAGATACTAAAAGCTGCTGGAGGTTTAACTAGCGAACAAGCACAGGGCGTAAATGTAGCTGACCCATCAGGAGGTGGTGGAGGTAACATCGGTGTAGGACAAGCACCTGTTCCTGGCGAACAAGGATTTAGTGCTCCACAAAACCCAGCTACAGGTCCACAAGAACCTGACGTTGCTGACCAATTACAACAATTATTAGGTGGTAGATAGTGTTAAAAGAAATAGCTAGGAAGCTTGTACCTTTAATAGATAGCAAAAAAAATAGTGACTTACTAGAACTATATATGAATCATAGAATAGAAGAGTTACATAAGTTATTAGAACAACATGAAGACATACATAATATTGCAAAAGCACAAGGGGCAATTCAAGAGATACGAAGATTAAAAACTCTTCGTGATGAAGTTCTAGCAAGGGCAGAGAAATAGTGACAGTTGAAACTCCTTTACCGAGACCAGAGGGATTAGTTTCCCAACGTAAATACACACAAGGACAAGGACCTGGTGATATCGAACTTAGGGCAGAGTTAGAACCTTTCATGTATGGTAATCCACTGGCTAGATTAGGATATGAATTATATAAAGAAGGTAAAATAGATATAAAAGCCATGGATAATATGGCAAGAGGAGGTTATGGAATGCATGTGCCTCCATCCATGGCTAAAGCTATGGGATTCGATAAGCCAACAGTTACTTATCTTTCTACTCCTGGTTTAACAGAATATGATAAAAGAAGAATACCATATGGTCCCTCTGAATATTTTGAAAATATGGCACAAGAGTTGGATGTAGACCCTCGTAGAATATTAGTTCATGAACTAACTCATGCTGCATTTGATGTTTTAGAAAAAGAGCTAGGAGAAAAATCAGGTGTTGAAGAGGCTATAGTTAGAGCTGGAGATGAATTAATAACAGGAAGAACTACGGGCGAGTCTGGAACAAGAGGAGGTCCAGGGTTAAAAAATCTTTTACAAGGTTCTAATATACCTCTTACTCCTAAAAACGAAAGAATACTTAAAGAAAGATATCTAAAACATTCACTACAAGCTCAAGATATATTAAACAAAAAAGGCATACCACCAGAGGCTATTGCTCCAAGTGATAACAGAAATCCAGGACGTTTATCTAAATTCTTTAAAGAGTTGTTAGGATTTGAACAGGAAAGAAATAAATTAAATTACTTAGGGTTTGCACGCCCCCTTGAGGACACAGTGTTGGGATTACCAACTAAAGAACAAGGAGCACTTTATACAAAAGATGTAAATTATCTTGGAGGAGATGCAATCAAGAAAGGAACCTTAGACCCATCCAGAGCTGGTGTTATAGGTGAAGGACCAAGCTATTTAGCTAAAAACGTGCCCATAAGCACAATTATGAGAAGAAATAAAAGAGGAGGAGCACTCATGGCAAAAACAGGATTGATGCCGTTAACAGAAGCAACAAGTAACCCAACAGGGAACAAAAGAACTAAGCCGCCCAAGATACCTAGAGCAGCAGCAACTAAAGTTGTTGACCCTAGAGATGAGGCACTAAAATTAGTAGCTAAAAAATTAAAAGAGGATAAAACTCAAATAGGCATACCACAACCTGTTGCTCCTACACCTGTGGTTTCTGCTCAACAACCTATGATGACTGCTGGTTTAGCTGCTCCGATGATGCCACAACAAGAAATGACTACAATGAAAGAGGGTGGCACAAAGTCTAAAAAAGGCAAAGGACTAGCTGTGGTAATTGGTATGAGTGGTGCACAGCCAGAGTATGAAGAAGCTTCAAAAGGCACTCCTGCTGACCCACCCCCAGGTGCTACATCAGCTGAAGTTAAGGATGACCAACACGTATTGTTAAGTGAGGGAGAGTTAGTTGTACCAGCTAACGTGGTTAGGTATCACGGACTTGGTATGTATGAGGGATTAAGAAGAGAAGCATTACAGGGCTTAGGTGAGATGGAAGATGCTGGGCAAGTAGATTATGTTGATAACGATATTAAAAGTGCACAAGCAGGTATGACTATTATGAACGCACCAAATGTTGCTACATCTCAAGGTATAGCAACTCAACAAGCACAATTTAGACCAACTACTACTCCTGAAGCAGCCTCTGCTCAGTTTGTATCAACAGGTTTTGTGGACAGGAACAGAGATGGCATAGATGATAAATTACAACCAAGTGTTAAGAAAACACCTGTAACTACAGCACCTACATCATTTGTTACTCCTGCAGGATTAAGATTAGGTCCTACTACAGATGCAACAACAGTCGTTGGGGCAGGTAACGTGGGTTCTTATGTAGGACAACAAAGAGGTGTCCCTGGAGATGATAAAGCTAAAACACCCCCTCCTGCTGACCCAGCCCCTGTTTCACCAGCTAAAGTCGTACAACAAGATGTTGGTGGTGATGACGGAGGAGACCCTGAGATAGCTGCAGGTCTTGGAGGAGCAAGAGCGACTATTGGTGGACAAGAGTATGCCATACAATATGATTTCAATGGTAATATTACAGGTATTGCAAATGTTGCAGATGCATTAAGCACAGGAAGAGCAAACTTCTTCGCACCTAATCCTGAGTTATCTGCAGATTTAGCTAACATGACTAAAGGACAAATAAATTTATTATCTGGAGGATTATATGGTAATATATCTAAAGAAGGTAAAATTAATAGAGAACAAACTGTAGCATTAGCCCAAAAAATAAAAGAGGGTAACTACGGAGGTTTAGGAATGAGACCTCAAGATATGCCTATGCCTAGACCTGCTGGACTTGGAACATCTACAATGCCTAGAGTTGAAACTGCACCAGTGGCAACAGTTGATAGACAAACATTACCATCAACTGCTCCAATAGCACCTGTTAGTAAACAACTTGCGTTTGGACTCGGAGAAAATTTAGGTGGGGCTTTTGGAACAAATGTTACAGACTATGGTTTGTCTATTGACCCAACTACAGGACGTCCTAGTGTTCAAGCTCCTAAATTGGATATTACTAATGTAGCTAACATGGGTATTGATGGTCCTGCTGATGCTGCTGATACTGTTAGTAGAATGGGAATAGATGGTGCTGCTACCACACCTTTTCAACCAGGATTTGATTACAGCGATGATATGTTACCAGATAGACCTCAACAACCTCAGCAACCTATCTTTGGTGGAGGTATAGATGGTCCTGCTGACGCAGCCGCTAGTCGTGTAGGAGTAGATGGTCCTGCTGATGCTGAAGCTTTACGCCAATCAAGAGCGTTATTTGATAGACAAGCTGAATTAGATAGGACTGCAGGAACTACAGGTTTCCAAAGTATATCTGATGAAGAAGCAGATATTGCAGGAGCTGGATTAGGAAGAAAAGAGCAAAGAGAAACTTCAGCCCCCGAAGCTCCCCCAACAAGAGCAGAGGCTGCTTCAAGCTATGTGTCAGATAATTTTTCAATTAGTGGACAAGAAGATGTTAACGCCCGTGGAGGTAGCGTAGGCATAGGGAGAAATGACTCAGGAACTACATATAGTGAAAACCGAGATGGGTCATTTACACATGAAGATGGCACCACTGTCAATTTTACTGATAGTAGTGGTAAGCCAGGTAATGCTCCAACACAAGAAGAAGCACGAGAGCAGAGAATGTCAGATAGAACTGCCAAGTATGATGACCCTACAGATGATTCTGCAACAAGTGGTGATTCTAAAATAGTTTGTACAGAGATGTATAGACAGACTCAACTTGATGACTGGGCACAGGCTATGAAGACTTGGTACATTTATCAGAAAAAATACTTGACACCCATACACGAAGTAGGGTATCATTGGCTATTCAAACCTTTTGTTCGTGGTATGAAAGTTAACAATGTATTAACTAATATCGGTGCTTACTTTGCAACCGAACGAACAAAACACCTTAGACATGTTTTAACAAAAGGCAAATCCAAAGACAGTTTAGTTGGAAATATATTTTGTAAAATAATCCATCCTATAGTTTATTTAGTAGGATTGGCAGTTCATAAAAAATAATTTATGAATTAATTACTAGCTACTTATCCCCCAATAATGGCTACGATAACCCTAGGAGAAGCGACATGGCTGAAATGGCTGTAGAACAAAAAATAGTTAAGACCCCAATAAAATACAAACGTAATGATGATAAAGAAGCGTTAGAGTTAGAAAAAAATATAAAAGAAAGAGATGAAGCTTTAGGAAAAGCAAAGGCAGAGCAAGAGGATATTGCTGAAACAGAGTCTTTAGCACCTGAAGAAAAAACATTTAAAAAAAGATATGGCGACCTGCGTAGACACTCGCAAGAAAAAGAAAAGTCATATCAAGATGAAATATTCAAATTAAAGCAACAGTTGACACAAACTGCAACCCAAGAAATAAAGTTACCTAAATCAGACGAGGAAATAAATGAATGGGCGAAAGAGTATCCCGATGTTGCAAAGATTGTAGAAAGTATTGCTACCAAGAAAGCAAAAGAGTTAGATTCTACATTAGAAGAAAGAATGAAGTTAATAGCTGAAAGAGAAGCACAATCTTCTCGTGCTATGGCAGAAGCAGAACTGATGAGAATACATCCTGATTTTGATGTTATCAGAAATGACCAAGAGTTTCACGATTGGGTTGAAATGCAACCACGATGGGTTCAACAAGCTCTATATGAAAATGAGAGTGATTCTAAATCTGCAGCGAGAGCTATTGACTTATACAAAGTAGATATGGGTATAACCTCTACACCTAAGAAGAAAACAGATTCTTCTAAAGACGCAGCAAAAGCTGTAACTAGAGGTAGCTCAAACACACCTTCTGCTACTAAATCAGGACAAGCAAATCAAATAAAAGAGTCTGATGTAGCAAAGATGAAACCACATGAGTTTGAAAAAAATGAAGAAAAAATAAAAGAAGCAATAGCTTCTGGTAATTTTATTTATGATATGACCAGGCGTGCTTAACATTTTTCTTTACTTTTTAAAATTTGTATGGTATAAAATGTATAAATAGCAGCCCATCTTTTTGATGACCACCTGCTTGACACATTTTCACGAATTATACTAAGAAAAACTACCTAGTTTGAATTAGCCCCAAAATGGACACCTAATTGCATCTAGCCTTTTGATTGTGTATGCACTCGTATTTTATATTAGCCTAGGAGGATAACATGGCTTTCCAAACTGCGGCTGGATACGGGAATTTACCTAATGGCAACTTTAGTCCCATTATTTACTCCCAAAAGGTTCAGCAAGCTTTTCGTAAGACCTCTGTTGTAGAGTCAATCACAAATAGTGATTACTTTGGAGAGATTGCGAATTATGGTGATACTGTTAAGATTATCAAAGAACCAGAAATCACTGTAAAAGAATATGCTCGTGGTGTTAACATTCAACCACAAGACCTAGACGATGAGGACTTTTCTCTTGTCGTAGATAAAGCAAACTACTTTGCTTTTAAAGTTGACGACATTGAGGAAGCTCACAGTCACGTTAACTTTGAGTCAATGGCTTCAGATAGAGCTGGATATAGACTCCGTGACCAACATGACCAAGAAGTCCTTGGTTACCTATCAGGTTTCAAGCAGTCATCTCTAAACACTGTAGCAGGAACAGCTAACGATACTGTAAATGGTACAAAAGCTGTAACAACTGCAGGTTCAGATGAATTGTTGACAAGCATGAAGCTAAAGAAAGGTGACTTTGGTAATATCACGACTTCAAGTGCTGGTGACCATTCTATTCCATTAGCTCCAAGAATGCCAGGTGCTACAGCTCAAGCAACAGCAACTGCTACACCATTGCAAGTTATTGCAAGAATGGGCAGATTGTTAGACACACAGTTTGTAGACACAGAAGGTAGATGGCTCGTTTTACATCCAACTTTCGTTGAAATCTTAAAAGATGAAGATTCAAGACTTCTCAATGCAGATTTCGGTGAGTCAGGCGGATTAAGAAGCGGCTTGGCAATAGGTTCATTACATGGTTTTGATATCTACATGTCAAATAACTTACCTGCTGTTGGCACAGGACCAGGAACTTCAGGTTCTGCTAACCAAAACTCAAACTTTGGCGTTATTGTAGCTGGACACTCTTCATCAGTAGCAACAGCTTCACAGATAACAAAGACAGAGTCTTACAGAGACCCTGATTCTTTTGCAGACATCGTAAGAGGTATGCATTTATATGGCAGAAAGATTCTTCGACCAGAAGCAATCGTAACTGCTAAATACAACGTAGCGTAAGGGAGGTATAAATGGCAACTTTTGACTTAACTTCAAAAGATACCACTGGTGTATCTTCTTCCTCTATTGTAGCTATGCCTTCAATTAAGGGACACTCTAATGTTATGAGAAACATTGAAGCATACTTAGATATAGATGCTTTAGTGGCAGCAGGAAATAGTTTTTCCGATGGTGATATCTTTCAGGTACTTGAGATACCAGCTAACACACTTGTGTTAAATGCAGGTGCTGAAGTTATGAAAGCGTTTACATCAAGCTGTACATTAGATATGGACTTCGCAGCAGGTGACGACATCATTGATGGTGCTGACATTACATCTACAGGCTTTTGTGCCGCAGGTACTAATGGTCAGACTAACACTGTTGTAGGAAGTGCAGCTTCAACTTATACTCAATTTGTAACTACTACAGATACTATTGATGCTAAGATTGCAGGTGCCGCTCCAGCTACAGGCAGACTTAGAATGTATGCGACTGTCATTGATTTATCAGGACACGGACTAGATGATAAGCCTGACGAGGTCGATAGAGACCAATTAGCTTAATATCATAATCATGGGGACAATTAATTTTGTCCCCTATTATTTAAAATAATATGGCACAAACTTTTCTTACATTAACTAATAGCGTGCTTGCACGTATTAATGAACCACAACTGACCTCGTCTACTTTCTCAAGTGCACGGGGTATTCAAGTTCAAGCCCAAAATGCAGTTAATGAAGCCATAAGATATATTAATCAAAAAGAATTTAGTTACCCTTTTAATCATGCATCTCATACTGAAGTATTAGTACCAGGCACAGTAAAATACACTTTACCTACTTCTACAAAACATGTTGATTACAACACTGCTAGAATAGTAAAAAACTCAACTTTAGGAACTTCTGGAACTAATTTAAGCACATTGTCATATAATGAATATATAGCTAACAATGTTGAACAAGAAGATGATATTGTAACTACAACTACGAGCACAACTCATACAGATAGTGTCACAACCATAACTGTATCTAGCACATCAGGATTTGATTCTTCAGGGACTATACATATAGCAAATGAAGAAATAACATATACAGGAACAACAAGCACAACATTTACAGGTGCAACAAGAGGTGCTAACAGCACAACAGCAGCTTCTATAGCTAGTGGTGTGCAAGTAGCTCAATTTACTGGTGGGGGAGTTCCTTCACATATCGTTAGAACTTTAGACAATAATTTTTTACTGTTCCCTTTTCCTAACAGAGGATATACTTTAAAATATGATTACTTTACATTTCCATCTGACCTATCAGCACATGACGATACCACAACAATACCCGACAGGTTCGCCCCAGTAATAATAGATGGAGCCACTTCATATGCTTACCAATACCGAGGTGAAATTGAGCAATATCAATTAAACTTCGCAAGGTTTGAGCAAGGCATAAAAAACATACAAACGCTGTTAGTTAATAAATATGAGTATGTAAGGTCAACAGTAGTACTAAGACCAACAAGTATGGCAGGATACTTTAGCACGGAAACAACTTCATAATGCCAGATTTATCAAGAGCACAACCCATAGCTTTTAACTGCGAGGGAGGATTAGTTTTAAATCGTTCCACGTTTATGATGCAACCAGGAGAAGCATTAGAGCTACAGAACTTTGAACCTGACATAGAAGGTGGATACAGAAGAATAAATGGGTTTAGTAAGTATGTAACTGCAGTAGTTCCTCAAACATCTTCTTCTTCAGAAAAAATTTTAATGGTAGCTACATTTGCTAGTAAAGTTGTAGCGGCAAGAGGAACAAATATATTTCAAGCTACACCAGGAGGTTCTTCTTGGACAACAATAGATAGTGGTAGAACAAGTGCAGGTAAATATTCTTTTGAAAGATTTAACTTTGATGGTAATGATAAGTTAATCGTAGCAGATGGCAACAATGCACCAACAGTTTTTAATACATCATTTAGTGCAACAGATGTATCTTCTGCAGGAAGTGGTGAAGTAAGCACTGCAGTAACAGGTGCGAAGTTTGTAAAAGCGTTTAAAGAACATATGTTTTATGCAGGTATGTCAAGTGCTAAACAAGAATTAGTATTTAGTGTGCCATTTGATGAAGATAATTTTGCAACTGCTAGTGGTGCAGGTAGTATTAAAGTTGATGATACTATAACAGGACTTAAAGTTTTCCGTGAAGATTTATTTATATTCTGCGAAAATAGAATATTTAAGTTATCAGGAACATCAAGTAGCAACTTTGCAATAACTGCTGTAACAAGAGATATAGGGTGTATCAACGGAGATACAATTCAAGAATTTGCTGGTGACTTAATATTTTTAGGACCTGATGGATTAAGAACAGTTGCTGGTACAGCAAGAATTGGTGACGTTGAATTAGGAACTATAAGTGCTAATGTACAAAGTTTATTTGATGCAAATTTGTCTAGTGCATCAGAGTTTGACTCAATAGTTATACCTGATAAAACACAGTATAGAATATTTTTTACAAAAGATGGTACGGGAGAAAATGCCACAAAAGGTGTTATATGTGTTATGAAAGGACAAACATTCGAGTTTGCAGAGATAAGAGGAATAAAACCCGCAGCAACTGACACGTTTGTATCCGCAGGAGATGTTATAGTTTTACATGGTGCGTATAGTGGTGGATTTATATTTAGACAAGAGTCAGGTAATGATTTTGATGGAACTGCTATATTAGGTAAATATAGAGGTCCTGATATGACTTTTGGTGATGCAGGGTTACGTAAACACATGCAACGTGTTATTATAAACTTTGCACCTGAGTCAACAATAGATGCAGATTTGTTTTTAAGATATGACTATGAAGCAAAAGATTCTGTGAGACCTGCGGCTTATGCATTAGATTCAAATGACATTGCTGCGATATATGGAACTACGACATATGGTACTAGTTCTGTAAGTTTTGGAACATATGGTGGTGCATCACAACCATTAGTAAGACAATCAGTAGAAGGGTCAGGCTTTGCAGTTGCACTTAGAGTTAACGATGGTGGTTCTACTGCACCATACTCACTAAAAGGATTTCAGTTAGAATATCAAGTAGGAGCGAGAAGATAAATGGGAGCTACGTACACTAGACAATCATCGTATAGTGATGGAGATACAATAACTGCCGCTCATACCAATGATGAGTTTAATCAGTTATTAGCAGCCTTTGCATCAAGCACAGGACACACTCACGATGGGACAACTGCAGAAGGTGGTCCTATAACTAAATTACTTGGAACTGCAATCACAATAGGTGATGGCACTGCAGGTACAGATATAGCAGTAACATTTGATGGTGAATCAAATGATGGTGTTTTGACATGGAAAGAAGATGAGGATTATTTTGAATTTAGTGATGATATACTTATTGCTTCTACAGAGAAGATACAATTCAGAGATACAGCTATACACATCAGTTCCACTACAGACGGACAATTAGATTTAGTAGCAGACACAGAAATACAATTAGCTGCAACAACAATAGATATAAATGGTAACGTAGACATATCAGGCACAATTACAATAGGCAGTGCAGGTATATCTGAGACAGAGTTAGAAGTTCTTGATGGTCTTACTGTTACTACAACAGAAGTAAATATATTAGATGGTGATACAAGTGCTACATCAACAACTGTAGCAGATGCAGATAGAGTTGTACTAAACGATAACGGAACTATGGTGCAGGTAGCAGTTACAGACTTAGCTGCTTACTTTGACGATGAAATAACTGCAATGCCTAACTTGACATCCGTAGGAACTCTTACCACTCTTACAGTAGATAATGTTATAGTTAATGGTGCTAACATTGGACACACAAGCGATACAGACTTATTAACATTAGCAGATGGTATTGTTACAGTAGCTGGTGAAATATCAGTAACTACATTAGATATTGGTGGTACTAATGTAACTGCTACTGCGACAGAATTAAATTTATTAGATGGTGTGTCAGGGTTAGTACAAGCTGACTTTACAAAACTAGCTGCAGTAGATGCAACAGCAACAGAGCTAAATATTATGGATGGTGATACTTCAGCATCCTCAACCACACTTGCAGACGCAGACAGAGTTGTAGTCAACGATGCAGGTACAATGAAGCAAGTTGCACTGACTGACTTTGAGACTTATTTTGAATCTGCACTAGACACATTGTCAAACGTAACAACAGTAGGTACACTTGATAGTGGTGCTATCTCAAGTGGCTTTGGTAATATAGATGTAGGTTCTAGTAATTTAACTGCAACAGGCACTATATCATTGGGTGCTACATCTTTTAATGACAATGCTATTACTAACGTAGGTGACATTGCACTTGATTCTATTAGTGCAGACGGAACAGATATTAACGTAGCAGTATCAGACAACTCAGGAACTGCTTTTACAATTAAACAGGGCTCAGATGCTTATTTAATAGTAGACACAGGAAATAGCAGTGAGTCAGTGTCTATTGGTACAGGTGTATCAGGAACTGCTATAACATTAGGACATAGCACATCTGAAGTGACTGTGGCAGATAACTTAACTGTTACAGGTGACCTTACAGTATCAGGTACTACAACTACAGTAAACTCAACGACTGTAAATCTAAACGACCATAATATTGTATTAGACAGTGGTAACAGCACAAGTGCAGTTATAAATGGTGCAGGTATTACAATAGAAGGTGGTTCAGGTGATGATGCTACATTTACATATAACACCACAGGACCTCAGTTTGAATTAAAGTTAGGTTCTAGTTTTGAAGACTTACAAACTGCTAAGTTAACTGCTACTGAATTAGACATATCAGGTGACGCAGATATTGATGGTACATTAGAGGCAGATGCCATAACAGTTAACGGAACTGCACTTAATACAGTTATTGCAGGGGTTACTGTGACAAACGCAACCAACTCTGCTCATGTATTAGTTACAGATAACGAAAGCACAAACGAAGAAAACTTAATTACATTTGTTGAAGACGCTACGTCTAGCACAGGTAATGTTGGTTTAGAGATGGATGGTAATTTAACTTACAATCCGAGCACAGGAAGATTGACAGCTACACAATTAGCTGGTACACTACAAACTGCCGCTCAGACTAACATCACATCCCTGGGTACACTAAGTGCTCTCACAGTTGATAATATCGCTCTTAATGGTACAACCATAGGGCATACAGATGATACCGATTTAATAACACTAGCAGATGGTATAGCAACAGTTGCAGGAGAGATATCTGTAACCACTCTTGATATAGGGGGTACAAATGTTACTTCAACTGCTACTGAATTAAACATCATGGATGGTGGTACTGCTGCTTCTTCTACAACATTAGTAGACGCAGACAGAGTTGTTACAAATGATAATGGTACAATGAAACAGGTAGCATTGACAGATGTAAAAACATATTTAAGTAGTGCAGGTTTTACTACAGATGACCCAACTGCACTTGCAATAGCGTTAGGATAATAACATGGCAAATACATTTAGAGTAGTCACATTCGCTGC